TTTCATAAAAGAAAGAAGCGAGGCTCCACGCCTCGCTTCCTGTCATTCTATTTCATCTTTCTCAGCCCTGTCATGGAGCTGTTCGAGCACAACCTTGAGCTTCTCCGGGATCGGCAAGCCCAGATGTCCGGCATTCTCCAGAAGGCTTACACCCTCGTTAGAGAGATAAAAGAAAATGACCGCGGTCCGAAGAACACTGCCATTTCCGATGATCTGTGCATCCAGTACGTGCCCGATGCCGACGAGTAGGAAGATCAGCACCTTGCGGCAGATTCCCTTAAAGCCGACCTCGCTGGAAAGTTTATGATCCGTCGCCGCGCACATCACCCCGGTGATATAATCAACCACCACGAACAGCACCAACGCATACAGCAGGCCATCGCAGCCGCCGAGAAACCATCCCAACCAGCCGCCCACCCCGGTGAAGATCACCTGAATCGTGTTCCAAAATTCCTTCATGATGAAAACCTCGCTTTCTTCTTATGAAAAAGAGGGGAACTGCAGCTTCCCTCTTTCTATCGTTCACTTACATGCAAAAACCAAAGCAAATATAGATTGCCATTGAGCCATTATCCTTTTGCGGACCCCCGCCATCTGTCTTCACATTGAACAAGTATGAAGCTCCATTAGTTCGGGATGTGGATAGAACATAACTTCTACCTGTGCTCTCGCCATAAACTGAACGCTGCCTGTCAGCATTGGTTTTGAAAAGTTCCTTCCAATAACGACCGGACCATTCGTATCCTGTAGTATTAAATAGTTCTTGCGCCGAGGGAAGCCACACTTTACTCGCTTTCCCAACATTTGCAGTGAAGGAACCCGAATACACGCCATGGTATCTCGTTGTCTCAACGATGCTTCCACTTACATTCGCAGGAAGATTTGCCGTTACATTATTGTCAAGCCACGTTTTCAGAGGACCATTCTCCCATCCACCTGAATGGCTCATGGCATCGGCATTTCCAAAATTAAGTGCGTCCATGGCAAACCAGGTGATATGGGAAGCCCCACTTCCATCTGACTTCGGATCTGAGTCAAACGCCACGATCTGCATACGTACTGTTCCTGTTGCTCCGAGATCCAAATTCAGGTAATTGCCCAGTTTATACCGCTCACGATAGGTCCCGTCATTCACGGAGGCGATAATCTCTGCCCATGTATCTGACAGTTCTTTCACCACCACAGGCGATCCAAACTTGGCATAACAGTAAGTATTCCCAGTGATATTCTTCGGCTCCGGATTCCACCCTTCAAACGGATAGTCCGTCGCTGATCCTTCTGAAGAAACTGGTGTGCTGCCGGTATAGGTTGCGCTGCCACCATATGGAACATTCGAAACTGTCTGTAACCTTGTACTACCGTTATAGAAATAAACGGTGTACTTACGGACCGCCCTGGTATACGCAGCATAGACATTCCGATCCGCATCCACGCCCTTCGTAGCTGTCGCATCTGCAGAGGTGCTGTCCATTTGTTTGCTCCACCCGGCAAATGTATAAGCATACTGTGCAGTGCTTTCACGGGCCGGTGCTCCTGTGTAGGTACCGTTTCCGCAATCCCGGATCGTCTCCGTGTAAAGAAGTTCCGCCCCATCGAAGGTGTAATAAAACAATTGACTGGTGATGTGCTCATAGGCAATCGTGATGTCCGGATAACGATCCTTCACCGCTGCATATTCTGCTCCGGTCAGTTCTGAGAGATGAATGGTTCCACTCATCTGTGCCTTGTCCACGTTATTGCCGTTCTCATCAAGACCGCGCATCGTATCCATCACATCCAGAAGATCATAAATGTCATCGATGCTCTGTACCGTCCAGTCGAAACCGATCATACGAACACGGCTTCCGGCAGCAATTCCGGTCAGGATTGCCCTGGTATCTACCGCTGGTCCCGCATTCTCAATACGAACCGTCGATAATGCACTATAGGAACTCATCTGAAATTCGGTAAGGAGCTTCTGGTTCCGGATCGTCAGATTGGTCAGCGTATCGGGTACATGAAGTTTCTTCAGGATGCCGCCGTTCGGGAGCGTGAGACCCGTGATGGCTGTCCCGTCAAAATAGACCTCCTCGATATTCGAGCATCCGGAAATATCAATTGACTGAGTCAGATTCGGACAATTCCGAACGTCTATCTTCCTAAGAAGAACATTATTGCCAAGATACAACTCGGTCAGGTTTCCGTTGCTGTAGGTCGCATTTGAATCTCCGATCTTTAAGTTCTGAAGCTTCAGAGCTTTTGAGAAATCCGCGTACCCAACCTTAAGCCCAGACAAGTCACCAACATCAGCAAGCTGACTGGCGCTGTAGATATAGATTTCGGTGTCATTCACGTTATCGAGCGGACACGGCAGCGTAGTCTTTGTATTTCTCGCGGACCGGGACTGCACCAGGTAGGAACCATATTTCACAGAAGCATAAACATCTGCATATGGTTCCACCGTGATATCAGCCTTTGCATACCCACGGACCGTAATAACATCCGAAAGGGCATCCCCTGCATTATATTTAGAGTCGAGGTAAGAAAACGATCAGCGGCTCCTACACAGATCCGGTCACACCGGCGAGAAGTTTCACCTTTACTGGTGCTCAGTTCGATGTGCAGGGTACTTCTTCTCAGTACTATGAACGGAAGAACTATAAGGGGAAATTCAAAGAGGGTTTTGTGATGCATAATGGCAGCACCGCAGAGAAGTATAAGCTGCGGGAGGATGCCATTCCGGTATCTACCTTCTGTTTTAAAGCAGACGTAGCTTCTTCCGAGGGAGCCAATAATGTGGAGCTGGTCCGCCTTTATGACGATGCCTGCCCATATCAGACTCCGGCTCAGAAGAATGACACACGTGTGCGTCAGGGGATTGACGGTTTTCCGATTGTCATCTTCTGGAACAACGGAACCGACATTATTTTCATGGGCAAGTACAACTGGAACAATGATAAATCGACGGAGGAGACCTTCGGTTTTCAGGAGGATGACGAGTCATGGGAAGTTAAGAACAATACAGGCGATCGTGTACTCTTTAAGAGCGCAGATTATTCCGGTAGTGATTGGCTCAACGACTTTGAGGCCAGGTTTCCGGATAACGATCCACCATTCGAAGATCCGACGCAGTTGAAGGATTTTGCTGACTGGATTCTTACGACAGACACGGAGAAGGCAACTGGCGATCCACTTCCTTCTCCCGTCACTTACGAAGGGGTGACGTTCTCTGCGGATACGGCAGCATATCGGATCGCCAAGTTCAAAGCAGAGGCCGGAAACTATATGGAGCTGCAGTCGGCCATGTTCTACTACCTTTTCACCGAGCTCTTCCTCATGGTGGACTCGCGAGCGAAGAACATGTTCCCGTCATTCATGGGAGGTAGCGTATGAGAAAGAAAATCGTATTCCTGCCGTACGATATGGATACGGCGATCGGGATTAACAATGAAGGAGCGCTAGTGTTCTCCTATAACCTGGAGGACATCGATCAGACCGAGGGCGGAGCAGACGTCTTCAATGGGCAGCAAAGCGTGTTGTGGAAAAACATGCGGGCTGCCTTTTTTGATGAGATGAAAGCTATGTATCAGACCCTCCGGTCTACCGGCGCTCTTTCCTATGAGAAGACGGAGCGGATGTTTGAAGAGCATCAGGCAAAGTGGCCCGAGGCAATCTTCAATGAAGATGCCTGGTTTAAGTACCTGGCTCCGCTTGTGGAGAAGGGAAATGCATCCTACTTGTCGATGTTGCAGGGGTCAAAGGCAGAGCAGCGGAAGTGGTGGCTTTATAATCGCTTCCGCTATCGCCCTTGTACTGCGGAAACCGCCGTTTAAGTAATAGTCGTCTCCGCCCTTTTCTGCCGGGATGAGATCCATGTTCTCAAGGCGGTGGATATCATTCGGAGATAAAAATCCGTTACTGATGCCGGTGGCATAGCCCTGCATCCGGGACTGGTAATCGCCGCGTAAAAGCCCGTCGACGTTGAACTTCGGAAAGTACTCATCCTGCTCTTCTGGCAGCAACAGGTCCTTCACGATCGCCTGCTCAAACCGGACCAGCCAAGGCGTCAGGGTATGAACCACAAAGTCGATCGACTGGTGCTCGATGTTGCTAAAGGTGGCGTGCTCCAGGTCCTGCACCATGTGAGGCGGCACCCGGAAAATCCGGCAGATCTCGTTCACGCCAAACTGGCGCGTACTAAGAAACTGGCTGTCCTCCGGAGGGAGGGAGATGGCTTTATACTGCATGCCCTCTTCCAGTACAGCGACCTTGTGGGCATTGTTGGCACCGCCGTAAACGTCGGACCAGTTCTCGCGGATCTTCTCCGGGTTTTTCAGGACGCCCGGATGCTCCAGTACGCCGGAAGGCTGTGCGCCGTTTCGGAAGAAGGAACTGCCGTACTTTTCTACCGCCAGCGTGGTCCCGAGGCTGTTTTTCATCATTGCAATCGGTGAAAAGCCCACGAGGCCATTAAAGCCCAGGCCCGGCACATGGAAGATCTCATCGTAGCGGAAGTAGATATCCTTGTTTTTCTCTCCCGGCACCTCGTCGGTATAGGCGTGGTAGATGTAATAAATCTGGCCCTTCTCATCCCGGTCGGTCTCGACATATTCCGGGAGGAGCGGATACAGCGCCAGCACGTTGTTTTTCCCATCCCGGATGATCTGCGCGTAGCTGTTGCCCCACAAAAGCAGGTGCGTCATCATCGTCTCCCGGAAGGAAAAGCTCGTCATTTCCGGATTAGGCTGCCGATACAGGAGCTTGTACAGCGGGTGGTCCGTTGCCTTCTCCTTGGCATTCATTCCATCCTTCATCCGGTAGAGATGCAGCGGCAGCCCTGCCACTGTCTCGGCCAGGAGCCGGACGCAGGCATACACCGTCGCGATCTGCATCGCGCTCTTCTCATCCACCTTCTCGCCGGAGTCGGCTTTTCCGAACACAAAGGTCTGCCCGGAGTCGCGGACGTTGTCTGTGATATCAGGAGCATCGCGGGCACTGCCGCCCCGCAGGCCCAGCCACTCAAGCATTCCCATTTTCGATCACCTCCATAGCACGATTAAGGGCCTCCTGGATCACCAGGAAGCCCACGATTGAAAGCATTATCATTTTCGTCACTCTTTCACGATATCAGTATATAGAAAATCGCAAGGAGAAGTTTATACGGTTTTGGACATCAGAAAACATAGAGCCCGCGCTCATCATAGACGCTTGCGGTGTTCTCATGACGGATGCACCGGTCCAGCGCCATAATGGCTGCGACGATCCCGTCGATCTTCTCCGGTGATTTTGCCTTGGTGCATTTGATGTTTCCGGCAGGGTCCGTATCCACCACCACGTTCCCGCTCATCCAGCGCATGACCGGATTCCCGCCGTGAATGATCCGTCCTTCCATCAGCAGCTTATAAAACTCCTTCGTGGGCGGGCTCATGTCCTTGTAACCCTGGCCGAACGGCACCACCGTAAAGCCCATGCCCTCCAGGTCCTGCGTCATCTGCACCGCGCCCCAGCGGTCGAAGGCAATCTCAAGGATGTGATACTGCTTCCCCAGGTCCTCGATGAATTTCTCGATGAAATCGTAGTGGATGACGTTGCCCTCGGTGGC